GTCCTGCGGCACCGGCGCGAGTGCTGGTTCCGCGGCTCGCTCGGATGGCAGCGGATCGGGGTGACTCAGCATGCTGTCGATGGTCTGCGCCACCATCAGCTTGATTTGCTCGGGTGTCATGGCCGTGCTGGTCAGCTGCAGGCGCTTGGTCTCGGCGTCGTACGCCTTGATGTTGAGCTCGCGCTCCCTGACCTCATTTTCCTCGCGCTTGTTGCGCGCCTCCATCGTCGCCTCATCGGCCTCGGCTTGGGCATCGTGGGCGTGCTGGAGCGCCTCCTTGAGCGACTCCTTCAGTTCGTTCAGTTGCTGCATCAGCTGCTCGGGCTTCGGCGTCTTTTGGCTGTCCGGGTCGAGGATAGCCTGGATTGCCGGCGGCGCCATGGCGGTCAGCACCTGGGCCAGCTTGTCGGCATGCGGGATGTCGAGGTTGCGCGCCCATAGTGGCGCGATGGCCGGCGTCATTTCCGGGTTGTTACGCATCACCTCCCCCAGGGCGGCCTGCGCCTGGCTACGCTGGGTAGAGAATGGCGAACCGACCACCACGCGCACGTCGTACTCGCCCATGTTCGGGTTGATGATCACGCCGTCGTCGGTGTCTGCGATCGCGGCGTCCTGCTTTGGGTCGATGGTGATCGAGCCGGGCTTCATATCGATGCCCATGATGCGCTGCCGGCGCTTGGTATCGATCAGGCGGGCGGCCATCTGGATTACTATGCGGCCCACCTGCCCGAGGGAGAACGCGAGCTGCTTGGGGAAGTGGCTCGTGCTGGCCTCGCCCTGCTGCTTGCGGGCGTCGATGGCCACGCCGGACGATTCGTTGCTTGGCGCGCCCAGGTTGGCCTGGTACATGCCGATGCTGGCCTCCAGGTCGTGGAGCGCCTTATCCGCGCCTGCCAGGTGATTTTGCAGGTTGACGGAGACGTTCGTTCGCGACGGTGCTGAAATAGGCTTCCCGGTTTCGTCTATGTCGTGATACGGCAAGTAGGCGCGCGAGTCCTGCGAGGCACGGTCCCAAAGCCGCTCCAGGCCGCTGATTGCACGTACAGGCGCCATCCATGGATTCTTGGGCCCTGCGCCCATGTGCGCCAGCTCTTCCGACCGATGGTAGTTATAGGCTCGCTGCGGGTTCATGGCGCGACGTGGAATTCCGCAGTAGCGCAAGACCTCGTTATCGCCGATCCCCCAGTAGCCATACACCGGAACGATGCCGATCGAGTCGGCTGGGTAGAGGCCGTCCGTGCCATCCTCGTTCTTTGGCGTCTCCAGGATGCCGGCGCCAGACATCGTGCGCCACTTCACGGCCATCTGCTTGTCCTTATACGTGCGCAGCAGAGGCAACTGGGTGCCGGCGGCCTTGCACGCGGCCCAGTAGTCGTCCTCACTGCCCGACTGGTCCTCGCCGTCGGCACCGGTCCACACGGTGACGTGCTTTACGACTTCTTCTTTGTACCACTGCTCGGCCACGATGATTGACTGGCGCTGATCGCCGTCGCACGCCTCGCGCGAGCCGAACGACTTCTTCTCGGCCTTGTCGCCGTACTTGCGCACAAACTCGCGCTCGCTCATCGGCGTCAACAGGAATGCGAAGTTGGCGTCGCTGCCATCGAGCTCCACGCTCCACGGGTCGAACACCACCCGCAGCGGGTCGGCCACGGCACTGATGCGCGGCTCCTGGTATCCCATGGCGCGGTCCACGTATTCAGGGCGCACGACCAGGTAGCCTACGCCAGTGCGGGCGGCGGACGTGGCGGCCACGCCGTACGCGGCCTGTGCGCGGCTGACATACTCGATGTGGCGCAGCATGCCGTCCAAGTGCTCGCTGACCTTCACGTCCGCGCCCGACCCCACCGGCACGGTGTGGATGGCTGGCGGCGAGTCGGTGATCTGGCCTGTCACGTTGGCCACGTACTGGCCGGTGTGGTCCATCACCAGGCACGGCCGCGCGCCGCCCGGATCACTCTCGCGGGCGCGCTTGACCGTCTCGTCCCACTGCTGCGGGTTCGATGGATCGGAAAACCGCAGGTCTTCCTCGATCTGCGTGCGCTGGTCGCGCGTGGCGTCGAGCGCCTCGGCGTACAGCTCCTGCGCCTCTTGGAAGTCGTCCATGTCAAATTGCCCTTGATCCTGATGCTGCTGAGTTGTTGAAGTCGTACACGGCCCGCTTTGGCCCGCCCTTGATCACGGCGAAGCGCCGCATCATGTATGCGTAGCGCGTCGCCGACAGCAGGTCGTCGTCCAGCTTGACGATCTTGCCGTCCTTGCGGTGATACATCCTGAATTCTTCGAACCAGTCGTTCAGGTGCGAGAAAACCTTGAAACGCCCGGTCTGCATGCGGTCGAGCAGATCGATGACGCCTGCCTCGACGCCGTTACCACCGGTGCCCTCTTCCTCGCCGTCGGCCGGCGGGTGTGTGGCTTTGTTCTCCAGCATCTTCAAGCCCTGCTTTGCGTATTGCTCCTTGAGCGCCTCGCCTGAACCCTTGTCATGCTGCAGGCCGTCGTGAGGCCATGCCCACGGTAACCAGTCGCCCCACGGCCGGATGCTGGCCGAGAACATAACGGGCGTCTGCTCGCGCTGGCGGTGCGCGGCGGTCACGTAGATCACGTCCTCGTCGCGGTCCCATGCAATGCGCGCGGCAGCGCTCGGGTGATCCCAGCCGAAGTCGAGTCCACCGAGCTGAACCCAATGCGCCGGGATTTCGAACTGCGGCACCTTGATGCTCTCCTCGTCCACCGGGAAGATGCGACCGGAGCCGAGCGACGGCACGCCCTTGGTTCGGGCATCGCGTTCATGGGCTGGGTAACTGGCGATGATGGCCTCTCGTTGCTCTGGCGTGTAGTGGCCGGCGTCGTGGATGGTCATCGTCGTCACGTGCGTGCCGGGTGGCTTATCAATGAGGAACCGCTTCACCACCGAGGACATGCCCTGCAGCGGCGTGAACGTCATCAGCACCATGCCGCCGGTCGCATTCGTCCGGGTGAGTCCCTCCATGTAGATGTCCTCCGGCGGTTCCTCATCGGGCCAGAAAAAATCTAGCGTCTCGCCTTGGAACTTCTCGCGGCCTTGGTCATACGATTTGAAACCGATCAGGCTCTCACCGGACTGGACGTCACCGCCGCCCCCGAAGCGCACCACCACGGTGTCGATCGCATCAGCGACGCCGCGCTTCAAGGACTTGCCTTTAATTGCATCCTTGGGGATCGACCCCGTTCCGATGGCGTTGATGCGGCCGCACATAATGCGCTGGACGGTGTCGCGGGTCGCCTCGCTCGTCACACCTGCTGCCCAGCCCACGACCGGCTTACTGAACACGCGCCCCGGCCAGTCGTCCGGATAGCGTCCGGTGAGGTGCATCGCACTCTCGAAGCCGGCGCTCCATGTTTTTCCCAGCTGGTTACCGGCGATCAGCAGGCGCTCCCTGTTGCCTTTGCCGGCCGCATGGAATTCCATCTGCTTCGCGTATGCCACATAGTCGCGCAGCCGATTCTCATTGGCGAGGCGCTGACGTAGCACCAGTAGTTCATGCAAACGGCGACGCTCGTCCGGCGTAAGTCGCGCGACGTTGATCCCCGTAAGGTCAAGCGCCTGAGCCACCGCCGGCCCTCTCAAGCAGCATCATCAACTCGCCATCAACCTCCTCCTGCGGCTTCGGCGTCTCAGGCGGCGCCTTGTTCGCCCGCGCCAAATTGATCGGCATCTCGCCGGCCTGGTTGGCCATTTTCTGCAGCAGCGCCGCTGCCTGTAATTCGGCAGGGCTGTTGAGCGGGTTGACGCCATCGACACGCTCCAGTTGCTGGTTGGCCAGCATCGAGAGACGGTGCGCGGACGCGGCGCTAAATTCTGCCGCCGATCCGATGTGCTCGCTGATGTTTGCCATCTTGCGGGCGAGGTCAGAAACGATCTGCTGTTTCGCAAAAGGCAGCGCGGCAATTTGTTCGGCAATTCGACGGCTTTCGGAATCGACCTGAACCTTCTTTTCAGCAATAGCCTGTAGGGCTTTTACCGAATTCGGCGCTTCGGCTTTATTCGGCTTTATCCTTCGGCGAATCGATGATTCGTTGATGCCGAACTCTTGCGCCAGGGCGTTGATCGAAATGCCGTCCACCAGGTGACGTCGCTCAACGTCGCTCCACTGGTCTTCGGTCAGCGCTGATTTGCGACCCATGACCAGTTCTCCCTATGAAAATCGCGTGCTGAAATGCAAAAAGCCCGCGACCAATTCTGGTAGCAGGCTTATTTCCGGGCGCACGAATCCCCGACAGACGGGAATATACGCGCGATTTTTCCGGAGCGCAAGCTGTCAGCAAACAATTCGTGTTTTCAGGATCGAGAAAAGTGACTCGATTGCCTGGTCGAAAAGCCCGTCGTAGCTGGGTCGCCACACGTTTGCGGTGTTCAGGCCGTAGTGCACCAGCACCACAGTGCGCTCCAAGGTTGGGAGTTCATAAACCGCACCATCGACCGTGCGCACCAGCAGCTTATCGACTTCGATTTCGAGGTCTTCGATAGAGTGAACGCGCGCGTCAGGCGCGCCCAGGCATTCGCGCGGGGCGCCCTCGCCGACCTGGCCGCCCACCGACATGCACTCAGCCCAGCGGTCCAGCATCGTTTTTACGTTGTCGTAGTGTTCTTGTTGCATATTTACCCTATCTGTTTGCTATTTTTGATGACTTATTTGCCCTACTTGCGGGCGGCGCGCGCTGGTTTGTTGCTGATGATCCTCAATAATCATGAGGTTGAGTCTTTATATGGGTTACTTTGAAATGCTTCGCCATTTTCTCGCCATGTTAAACCCGCTTTTTCGGCTATTTTTCCTTGGGCGGTTGTGATTAAGTCCATGTTCTTTTCGAGGTAGGCCATCGTGGTCCTGACATCCTTGTGGCGCAGGTAGGCCTGGATCGTTTGCACCGGTGCGCCGGCCTCGCTCATCATCGTGGCGATGGTGCCGCGTAGGCGGTGTGGGGTGATCCCTTTGGTGGCGCATTGGGCGTTGGCCGCTCGAATGGCGGTGCGGGCAAAGCCGGCGCCGAATGGCTTGCCGTCCGGCTGGCAGATGATCAGGCCCTCGGCGCGGCGCAGCGGCGCCAGGTGGTCGGTCAGGTAGTCGAACATGCGCAGGGCATCTGCTTCCTTGCCCTTGGTCTTGCCCGGCGTGTAGGTGTGGCGCTCCCAATCGATCCATTCCCATCGCGCGCTGATGGCCTCGGATTCACGCAGGCCCAGCCACAGCATCAGACGCACCGCCACGCCGATGCTGGGCGCACGCGTTGATGCTGCATCCACCGCGGCGAACCAGCTCAGGGCGGCGGACATGGGCAGGATGGTGCGCGGGCGCTTCTGCACGGAGAGCATGGCCACCGACCACGGCAGGCGCGCCAGGATGCCACGGCGCACCGCCCAGTTCACCAGAAGCTTGAGGATGCGCAGCCAGTGATTGGCGGACGCATGGTTGTGGGTCTGCAGGTGGATGCTACGGGCGCGCTCAACGGTGTAGGTGTCGATGTCGCTGATCAGCAGCTGGGCCAGGCCGTGCATATGCAGCCGCCCGAACGTCTCGACGCTGCGCACGTGGTGAGCGCTGGAGTGGGCGGCGCGCACGGCCTGCCAGTCAGCCAGCAGCGCGGCCAGCGTGGGAATCGGGTTGCCGCCGTTCGCGCGCGTGATGGCCTCAGTGTAGGCGCGCTCGGCCACCGCGATGGCCTTGCTTTTATCGGTAAGCCTGGTGCTGCGCTGGACGCGGCCAAACGGACGGACCTGGAACCGGTAGTGGTACACGCGGCCCACCTTGAAAACGTCGATGCTCAATCCTGCCCCTTGTCAAAAGCCGTTCGTGCTGGGTTCGCGCAGGCCCAATGCCTCCTTCGCGATGTTGATCTGGTACTGGAGCAGCGTCTTATCGCCCTTCTCCGCTCGCTCAAGGATGCGGCGCGCCCACCGCTTTCCATCTACAGCATTGCCTGCGCCCACGCCGGCGGCGCCGACCTCGCGCACGAACTGCTCAGCGCGCTCCTTCGACATCGCGGTCTTACCCGGCGCCGGCAGTTGGGCGCGCGGTGGCGGAATCTCTTCCCAGGTACCGCGCGCCAGTTGCACGCGCAGCGCCGCCGCCCAGCGGTCTTTCACTTGACCGAAGGTCTGTTCCGTCAAATCGCGCGAGAGGCTACTGGCAGCCCAAAACACAGCCGGGTGCGACCACACCCCCAGCTCTCCCTTTCCGCGCGCAAGGAGACCGGCCACGGCCTCGTAGTAAGCCGCTGCCGGGTCACTAAACGGCTTGCACGCCTGGATAAACTCGGCGCATGATGGCGGCCAGGTGAACCGGCGTCGGCATTCCTTGAGGCCGACACGCACGTCGCCGGGGGTGATGCCCTCTTCCTCAAACGCTTCGACCCAGCTCTCGCACCAGTTGTCGATCGACTGCTGCCCCGGGAAATTCTGGCGCCATTTTTGCGGGTAGGCCCCGTCCAGCCGGTTCCAGAGGTGATCCATCAGCGAAATGCCCAAGTCGGGGTGCACGTCGAACCAGTGGGAGTACGGCCTGGTGCTGGGCGCGACTGGCGCGCCGTCGCCGTGGGTAGTGGTGAGCGGAGCGGTCATTGCGGCCTCGGGCGATTTCGGTTGACGTGAGCGGTAGGGTCGAAGCGAGCGGCCGGCGATTGGGCTGGTGTCGCAGAGCGGTGCAGCCACCCTGCATCGAAGCCGGTCCAGCCGCGAACACAGCACATCGCCAGGACGGCATCGAGGTCCATTTCCGCCCTTGCGGTCTCCCGAAGAAAGTTGTCGATCACAGCCTTCGTCACCGGGGCACGCTTGGCCTTGCGAAGCGTCAGCCAGTCCTTGGCGGTCTGGTTGGCAACCCCGAGCATCTTGAGCACCGGGATCGGATCGAACGTCGGCTCAGCCGGCGGCTTTTTGCTTTTGTTTTTGATGTTTACTTCTTCTCTTTCTCTTTCTCTTTCTCTAGGTAACGCTGTGGTAACGGTAGTCCCCTGTTCTGGTAACGGTAGTTGCGTTACCTTGGCGTTACTCTTGTGGTTCGCCACTCTGCGCGCGGTTTGGGCACGGCTTTTTGCCGACTCGCCGTTGTGGTCCGAGAAGCGAATGATTTCGAGCCCGCCAGGCTGTTCAACAAGCCAGCCTACGTTCACCAGCGCATTGCCAAAGCCGACTAAGCCAGTCTTGCGATCGAGCGCGCGCAACGTAAGGCCTTGCATGACGCCGTCGTTTGAGTGTTGGTCTGCGGTGGCCCACAGCCAGTACAGGGCGCCCACCACGGTGGCCTCGCTGGATTCCGTCAGGTCGGCCATCATGGTCACGCGGGGGTCGTCCCACAGGTTGCTGCGCATTTTGATCCAATCCCCGGCCATTACGCAGCCCTCGCCATCTCATGCTCATGCGTAAAGTTCGCCTCGACCAGCGCGCAGGCGAGTGGCGGGCAGACGCTGTTGCCGATCATGCGCACCTGCGATGCCTTCGAAAGCTTTTTGCCGTTGTGCGACAAGTCAAGGATGTACGAGTCAGGAAAACCTTGCGCGCGGGCCAGCTCGCGCGGCGTGAGCATCCGCATGCCGATATCGACGATCGCATAGTCCTCACCTCGGATCGTCACCAGGCCGATTCGGTCCTTGGTCGGGATCGTGTGCATCGGATCATTCAGTGACTGGTCCTGACCTCCTTCGCTGTAATACTTGATCAGGAACGCGCGCACCTCGCCGATGTGGGTGCCGCCGCCGGTGATGGTGGGCACCGGCTGGCGGATATCCTTGCCGTCCTGGTTGTTGCGCAGGCTGACCAGCGTCGTGGCCACGATCGAATGGTGATCGCTGGTGGTGACGGTGCCAAATGGTACTGTTACCGACGTTCCAGTCACACCGGTGTAGTGCTTGGCCAACATGGCGCAGACCAGCGCGAAGTGACCGCCCTTGATCTCGGCGCACTGAGTGCGCAGCGGCTCGGCAATGTCGAACGTGCGCTGCGTCGAGCCGTTGGCGTGCTCGGTCAGGAACGACGCGGCGCTGCCGGGAACGATGAAAGGGTCGGCGCTGCCGACGATATGCTTCATGACGCCCTTCGCGATGCGCGCCAGGGTCTTGTCGGCCAGCGGCTTGTCCCGCTCGAAGATGCTCGGGCATGGGATCGACCAGTCGATGCATTCGGCGGCGGTGCGCCATGGCTGCAGGCCGCTTTGCTCAAAACCCTTCAGCTTCGGATTGCCATGCGTTGGTCGTGGCCACCTGATAGCCCGGCCGTCACGCCGCGCGAATACGAACAGCCGTTTGCGGATGGTCGGCGTGCCGTAGTCGCAAGCGCGCAGGATGCGGGATTCAACCTTGTAGCCAAGGCCACGATACAGGCGCTCCATGGGGAAGTCGGCGCCGAGCGCGTCGTAAATCTCGGGAACGTCCGGGTGCGCTGGATCGACGCCGGTCGAAAGCGCGTCGATAAACGCGCGGAAGGTGCGACCGCGCTCGGCGACGATCGGCTTTCCGCCGGCGTCGAGCGGGCCCCAGTCGGCGAATTCTTCGACGTTCTCCAAGGCGATGCAGCGCGGCATCTGGAACGTGCCCCACTTCAATGTTACCCAGGCCAGGCCGCGAATCTTCTTTTCGCGCGGCTTGCCGCCCTTGGCCTTGCTATGATGCTTGCAGTCGGGGCTGAACCACGCCAAGCCGATCGGCCGGTTGCCAGTGATGAAGCCGGGATGAACGGCGAACACGTCTTCCTGGTAATGCGCCGTCGTCGGGTGGTTGGCCGCGTGCATAGCCAGCGCTTCGCCATTGTGGTTGATGGCCACGTCTACCGGGCGACCGAACGCCTGCTCGATGCCCTCAGATGCGCCACCGCCGCCGGCGAAGTTGTCGATGATCAGCTCGTGGCCCAGGTCGAGCTGCATGGTCATCAAGTCGCGCTTCATGCTGCCGCCTGAACTGGCGAGGCGGCAGAACTAGGAACGCCGAACAGCGCGGCTACCAGCGGATCGCGCTGGAACGTGCCCAGCTGGCGCGCCTTCGTGACCAGCGGCGCCATGCGCTCGGCGCGCGCAGCGAATTCTTCCGCGCCCAACGACCAGGCGCGCACCGCGCGGCCGGGCAGCGTGGCGTGGCGAACCTCGCCCATTTCGCGCAGGTCCATCAGGCGCGCCTGTGCCTGTGATGGCGACAAGCCGACGGCGTCGGCGATCTCGCGGGTGGTGGCGATCGACCGCGCGCGCAGCGCCTGCTCGATGGCATCCCAAATGGCAGCCGTGTGTTGCATGCGTACGGCGTGCGGCATGGCTGCGGGGAGTACGGTATTCGATTGTGCTAACATTGAAACCTCTTGAAGTTGTTGTATCTAAGGCCCGCCTGGACGCGGGCCTTTCCTATTTCTGACCCGCTGCTTTGCGGACCAGCTCTTCGTACTGCGCCAGGGGCATGACGTGGCCCGGTTCAATCGGCGGCACATCCTGTGCAGCCAGTGGCGCACCATCCCTTTGCTGATCGGTCGCGCTCACGTTGCCGCCTTGCCGATCAAGTAGTTGATCTCGTGGATGCTGATTTCCATTTTTTCGAGGATGCGGATCTTCAGCGTGTCGCCAATGTTCAAGCGGCCGTGGCGGATCTTGCTGATGACCGGCGGCGCCACGTTGAGTGCGCGCGACAAGGCGGCGTCACTCTTGGCGCCAATGCGTTCCTTCACGTGGTTCAGCAGCCGGCTCGGATCGAGCGGCAGGGATTCGGTGCTCATGGGTTCTCCTGGTGGTGGGTAAATCATTTTTCGGCCATGCCTTCGAGGCGGCGCAGCAACTCGTTCATCGCCTTGTTGGTGTGGTAGACCTTTGCCTTAACTCGCTCGAGCTCATGCGCCTCCACGATGCCGTCCGCCAGCGCGGCATACACCTCGGCGCCGACATCACTACTTGCCGACCAAGCTTTGGCAACCAGCTCGAGCACGGCCATGTCGGAAGGGGCGGATTCGACGTCTACGCGCAGGCACACGTGACCGTGGTTTTGCGCCAGCGCGTGAAGAATTGAATAGTCGCCAGTGAGCGCGATGACCCGGTCAGCATCGGCCAACGTTGGCTTGTGGTAGTCGGCATTGGGATTAGCTTTATTGCGCAACACGCCGGCAGCCACGCCCATGCGAACCGCCAATGCTTCGCATCCTCCGACTGCTCCGTGCACCGTGGCGTGAAAAGCGTCATGGACATTCATTTGCTGTTCCATTCAAAAAACGTAAGGTTTACTGGAAATTAATGTGATACTTATGAAAACGAAGACGCCGGGTGCTATCAGTCGGCGGTCGCGTCAGCGGGAGGATCAGGAATTGCCCTGCGATCGGGCTTTGACCGTCGAGGCCCCTTTCTGCGCCGCTCGGCCCGGATGTAGGACCAGTCAACACCAATTGGGCAAAGTTCTTCGCACGTGATTTCGCGTGCTGATTCCCGTTCGATGTTGATGGCGAGGGCGGCTTGACACTCGCGGTGTCCATACGCGATCTGTCGCAAATAGCCAACGGTTGTCTCGCATCGTTTAGCAAAATCTTCCTGTGCGGCAACCGGGCGACCGTTTAGGTAATCCAGAAGTTTTTTCATAGCACGCACTTTAGCAACTGATAGGTGCAGAGTCAAGCAAACGATAGTATCGCAAATGATAAATGTGGGTTTAAATTTGGGCATGGACATGCATGCACACCGAAGACAGCGCCTGAGAGCGATAATCCAGCAGCGGACCGGCGGGAACGCGGCACAATTTGCCCGAGAGACGGGCATCGATGAGGCTCGCCTATCGCAAGTGCTATCCGACAAATATCGAGAAGGTAAGAATTTTGGTGAAAAGTCGGCCCGCGCGATTGAGGCAGCGGCCGGTTTGTCACCGATGGAGCTCGACAAAATTGAGGAATCTCCTTCCCCTCCCCGTGGTAAATTAGCCCTAGTTTCTGATCGGAAAGAGGAATTTCATTCGAATGCCTCATCCGTAACTTTAGGTAAGAGGGCAATTCCTGTGATTTCGGCAATACAAGCTGGCGCGGCGCGAGAAATAGCCCAGCCATACGAGCCTGGTGATGGCTCATCCATCATTTTCGCTGACGATGAATATTCAAAATGGGCGTTCGCGCTAATCATTGAGGGCGATTCGATGCTTCCAGAGTTCAAGGCTGGGGATTTGGTCATCATTGATCCCGAATGGGAGCCTCGACCAGGCGATTACGTGGCTGCCAAAAACGGCAAGGAAGAAGCCACCTTCAAAAAATATCGCCCACGCGGCATAGATGCAAGGGGTAATGAAATTTTTGAACTTACCCCACTTAACGACGACTATCCGACCCTCCGCAGTGACATTACACCGCTCACGATAATTGGAGTGATGGCTGAGCATCGACGGAAATCTCGACGTCGGTAATGACCAAAAATAGTGATAATTGCGAATTCCATTTCTTTATAACAAAAAGTAGTGGTTTTCACTTCGCTTTATAACTAACATATCCTAACAAAAGATAGGTCAAAAACTATCATTTGCTTGTCTTGAATACCTATCGTTTGCTATAGTTCCTCCATCAACACACCGATGGAGGAATAGATGCATACCGCAACCGCAGCAAGCTCAGCACCACTACCCCACTCCGAAACCACCGCGCAGCCTGACTACGTCGGTGCCCTCAAAACTGCACTCTCGATGTTCGGCGAATCGGCCACGGACGACCGCAGCATGGTTCGCGCGCACTGCTTCGTCGCCTGCCTCGCCGGCGCCGTACGTGGCGCCGGAGACGCGGCCCTTGGCGCCGCCATCTTCGCCATCGTTCAGCCTCCCCAACCGGCCGCAGCAGGTGCCGCATGACCTACCTCATCACCGAGCGCACCGCCACCAGCACGCGCACTTACACCGAGACCGGTGACCTCGGCCAAATACTCGACGCCGCTTACACAGGCGAAGTCCTGGGCGTCACCGCGATGGTGCAGCCATGAACCGCCTTATCACCGGCTTCACCACCACGCGGAGCATCCGCGCCGCCGCGCGCGCCTACCGCCGCAGCACACAGCGCACCGCCCGGCTCGATCGCGAGCTGGCGGGAGCCCTGCGCGCCGAGGCCGCAGCTGCCGCACGCATGGAGCGGCTTCTCAACACCACCACGTAGGAGACGGAATGTCCTGGTTCAAAAATCTGCAGGTGTACCGCCTGCCCGCCCCCTGGGCAATGACCGCCGACCAGCTCAACGCTGCGCTGGCGCCCCACTCTTTCGTGCCGGCCGCCAGCAACGAGCTGCTGCGACAGGGCTGGGATCAGCCGCGCCCGGGCAGCGACCTGGTGCACGTCGTCAACCGCCAGTTCCTGCTTGTGCTGGCCACCGAGAAGAAGCTGCTGCCGACCAGCGTCATCAACCAGGTGGCGAAAGCGCGTGCCGCCGAAACGGAAGAGGCCCAGGGATTCGCGCCGGGCAAGAAGGCCATGAAGGACTTGAAGGAACGCGTGGTTGACGAGCTGCTGCCGCGCGCGTTCTCGATCGCCACCCGCACCTGGGTGTGGATCGATCCGGTGAACGGTTGGCTGGTGGTAGATGCGTCAAGCCCGAGCCGCGCCGACGATGTGCTCAAGCTGCTGCTGCGCGCCGTGGACAAGATGCCTGTGGAAAGCCTGCGCGTGCAGCGATCGCCGGTGGGCGTGATGACCTCGTGGCTGGAAGCGGATGAGGCGCCGGCGGGCTTCACCGTGGACATGGACGCGACGCTGCGCGCGGCCGGAGAGAGCAAGGCGCAGGTAGCCTACAAACGCCACACGCTCGCCCCAGCCGACGTGGGCCGCCACATCGAGGCCGGAAAGCAGTGCACGCGCCTGGCGCTGACGTGGGACAGCAAGGTGTCGTTCGTTCTGGACGAGACGCTGGCGATCAAGTCGGTGAAGCCGCTCGACGTGCTGCAGGAAAAAGAGTCGAGTACCCGCAACGACCAGGAGCGCTTCGACGGCGACATGATGCTGATGACGGCCGAGCTGGCGAAGATGCTGGGCGACGTGGTCGATGCGCTGGGCGGGGAGGCAAAGGCATGACTACGGCCTGCAACGAAGAGCGCTTCCTGCGCGACGTCACTCATCACGAGATGACCGTGATCCGCGACGACGGCGTGAACCGCCACATTCGATTCAAGAAGCCGGACAGTGGCGCCATGTTCTTCGACCTGATTACCTGGCCCGGTCACCTCTGCTATACCGGCGACATGGGCACGTACGTGTTTCAGAGCTTGACGGACATGTTCGAATTCTTCCGCACCGACCGGGCATACAACCATTCGCGTGGCCGGAAGCTGGGCATCAACCTGGGCTACTGGACCGAGAAGCTGATCGCCGTAGACGGCAACCGGCATGGTGGAAAGCCGAAGGCGTTCGATGACGACAAGTTCAAACGCGTCATCAACGAATACCGGGTGCGGTGGATGCGCGACGCGAAGCAAAGCAATTCGCTCGACAAAGAGGGGCGACGGGAACTGTGGGAAGCCGTCGAGGATGAGGTGCTGGGCGCACTGGAGGAAGGCGGCGACCGTGCACAGTACGCGGCGTACGACTTCCACTTCGGCCCGACCGCCCTGGCGAAGCGCGCACACGGCTGGCAGTTCGATGACCTATTCGAGCGCGATTTCACCGAATACACGCACAGCATTATCTGGTGCTGCTACGCGCTGGCCTGGGGTATCGAGAAGTACGACGCGGCCAAGCAGCCGGCGGCAGAGGCAGTGCCAGAATGAGCCGGCGCGCCAAGATCGCCGCCGAGCTGGCCTACCACGCCGCTCTGGTGGCCCTAATCATCTACAGCTGGAAGTAGACCATGGGCAGCCGCGACGAAGCGCCCAGCGTGGCGCTCAGCAAGCTGGAGGCAGCAGCGCGCCACAACCGGGTGCTGCTGCACGCCTTGCAGACCTGCCACCCGGTGATGCACAACGATCGCAAGGGCTTCATCCACACGATCACGTTCAGCCTGTCGGGCGGTAGCGTCGATGCCGTCGTGTACTTGGCCGGAAGCCCTGAACCAATAGCGCCAGACGCGGTATCGCTGGCGCCGGAAATTACTTGAAACGATGCGCCCAGGCGCGCTGGAGAAGACGATGGATCAGAAAGATAGCAAGGCGGTCGATAAATCAATGGTGGAAGAGGCGATGAAAGCGGTTTCCATTATCCCCCACTTGAAAGCGGAAGAGCGCGGCTCTTACCTCAGTGCGCTAATGCTGATTTCCTACAAACTGCTGCGCACCGTTGAGGGCGACCAGTTCGTGCTTGGCTGGCTGGAGAGCGCGCTGCACGAGGTAAAGACCGAAGCGCCGGACGTAAAAATTAACGAGTTCCACTAGGGCTGCCAGATGGCCAGAAAAAGCCAGACGCGGTATCGCTGGCGCCAGAAATCACTTGAAACGATGCGCCGCGCGGCGCTGGAGAGCACATTGAACGAAGCGAAAAATAGCATCACGAGCCCGACCGAGATGGTCGCAATTCCGCTGGTCAAACTGGAAAACCTTATTGCCGCAGTTGAGCAGCTGAAAGCGGGGAAGCTGCGCCCCTTCATGTATGCCATTCAAGGCCCGGACGGCAAGGCGCACATCGATGAGAACTGCGTTGCCGGCGATCCGGGCGCGCTGGCAATCGAGGTCAACGGCCTGAACGATTCCCCTGACACTGGCTATCGGATCGTGCCCGTCTACCTCGCCGCCCATCTTCCCGCCAACGCCGCTCAGATCGAAGAATAGAAAGCCCACCATGACCGCAATATTCGAAGTGCCAATTCAATCGGAGACACTGTCTCCGGACGAACTTGGTGAGATCTCAGGCTGCGCACGCAAGAGCGACCAGGTAGACTGGCTCACCAATAACCGCTGGGTGTTTTTCAAGAACCGCGCCGGCACACCAGTGGTTGGCCGGTTGTACGCCCGCATGCGACTGGCCGGCATCAATCCCTCGACCCTGGCCGGCGCGGCAGACGGATGGCAGCTCGACGTTTCGAAAGTCCGATAAACGATGCGCCCGAAAACTACCGGAATGAAGCTGCCCCCGCGCATGCTGGCACGGCGCCGCAAACTGGCGTCGGGCAAGGTGTGGGTCGGCTACTACTACAACGGCCGCAGCGCCACGGGCGATCGCCAGGAGATCCCTCTCGGCACCGACCTCCAGGCAGCGAAGCGCAAGTGGGCCGAGCTCGAGGGAACGCCGCCGCCGGCCGATGCTACGCTCGTGGGCTATGCCATCGATCAGTACGTCAAGCAGGTGCTGCCTGGACTAGGGGTCCGCACGCAGGCGGAGTACATGAAGTGCATCAAGCAGTTGCGCGGCGCCTTCGCCAACGCACCGATCAGCGCCATCAAGCCGTCCGACATCGCCCGGTACCGCGACGCGCGTACCGCGAAGGTCCGCGCCAACCGCGAGATTGCCGTGCTGTCGGCGATTTACAACCTGGCGCGAGAATGGGGTTACACGACCAACGAAAATCCCTGCACCGGCATTCGCAAAAACAAAGAGGTCCCGCGCGACTATTACGCCGAGACCGACGTATGGGATGCCGTCTACGACGCCGGCGTCATCGAGCTGCAGGACGCGATGGACCTCAACTATCTGACTGGCCAGCGGCCGGCTGACGTGATCAAGATGGGCAAGGAGCACGTGCGCGGCGACGAGTTGATGGTGACACAGGGCAAGCGCGGCCAGAAGCTGCGCATCCAACTACGCAACGCCGCCGGCCTGACGGATCTCGGCCTGTTCATCGAGGAGTTGAAAAGTCGGCCAGTGCAATGCATGAGCGGCCACCTGGTATGCACGCCGAACGGCACGCACGTCACCGCAAAGATGCTGCGCGATAGGTTCGAGAAAGCGAGGGCGACAGCATCCGCTGAGGCAGAAGCGGCGGGCGCGCCCGACCTGGCCAAGCGAATCAAGGCCTTCCAGTTCCGCGACATCCGGCCAAAAGCAGCCAGCGAAATCGAGAGTCTGGATGACGCCAGTAAGCTGCTGGGGCACACCAACACCAACATTACCAAGCGGGTTTATCGCCGTGTTGGAGAGCGCGTCAAGCCCACCCGATAACACGAGTTGCGGAAACCGTTTCCGCAAGTTGTAAAATATTCGTTAAATTTACCTACTTGCACTTGCTCGACGCATACGGGCGAAAAACAAAAAAGCCCTTGATTATCAAGGGCTTATTCATTTCATCTGGCGGAAGCGGTGAGATTCGAACTCACGAACGGCGCAAACCGTCGGCAGTTTTCAAGACTGCTGCCTTCAACCACTCGGCCACGCTTCCTAGTGCGGGGCATTATAC